AGCATGACGACAGGAATCGTGAGTGCCCACGGGAGGCTTATCGGGAAGACCATCTATGACCAGACGACGGTCACGGCATTTCCGGGCAGTTCGGGTGGTGGCGTGTACTTGACGGACGGTCGTTATGTGGGGATGCTTGTCAGGGGTGCTGGCGAGGGCTTCAACCTGATCGTTCCGGCTCGTAGGATGCGTTCTTGGGCGAAGAGGGTGAAGATGGACTGGGCATTGGATCCTAGGGTGAAGATGCCCACGGAAGAGGAGATCAAGAAGATCCCGATTGAGGATATCGGGGCCGACTTTGGGGGAAAGTAATGCCGGTGAGTTCTACGGAGTTGTCCGACCTTCTGAAGGCGAGCGGGAGGTGGGACGAGTTCAAGGCGTTTCGTCAGGCGGCTGAGTCGCGTGGTCACTCCAAGAAGGAGAGCTACGCGATGGCTGCTGCCCAGTTCGGCTACGACTCGGGGGATCCCACGCCCTCCACCAGCAACTCCCCGCCGGTGACGGGGTCCCCCGAGTTGCCGAACAGGTACGCCAAGAAGGACGACTTTGGCGGGGATGGTTCTTCTTTGAAGCAGGATTACCAGTGGGTGTACGACAACCTTGCTGTCGAGGATGTCTCTCCCACTGACAGTCCGAGCAGTGGTGCGTGGGGTTTGCTTCAATTTGCCCGCACGGACCCCAAGAGCTTCTACGTGGAGTGGATGCGAATGGTTTCCCGTCAGGAGAGTTCTGACGAGGTGATGGAGGGATTTGCTGAAGATGCCACGCGCTCAACAGATGAAATCGCCAAGATGGTCAGACTCCTCAGGGATGCGGCTGGTCTCGGAAGTCCCGAAGAGTCTGGAGGAGAACCTCCTGTTCCGTCAGTCGATCCTCCAAAGAAGCGGAAGCGACAGAGGGCTACAGCGTGAGTTGTGGGACGCTTGCAGCAGGGACTTCCTGTTTTGGATCAATGCTTTCGGCTGGACCTACGACCCTCGCGTGATCAGGGACGGTCGCAGCCCCAAGCTGCCTTTCATCACTTGGCCCTTCCAAGACAACGCTTTTCTTTGTCTCGACGAGTCCATCGGCGTTACGGACGTGATCGTCGAGAAGAGCCGTGACATGGGGGCAAGCTGGATCTGCCTCACCACGTTTGCTTACCGGTGGCTGTTCCGGCCCATGGAGAGCTTCCTGATGGTAAGCCGGAAGGAGGCGTTGGTGGATGGTGCGGGGGACTCCCTGTTCTCCCACATCGACTTCATCCTCAAGGGACTCCCGTCGTGGATGCGTCCCCAGCGCAAGCGGAACAAGCTGAAGCTGGTCAACGAGGAGAACGGGAGCAAGATCGAGGGCGAATCGACAACAGACAACATTGGTCGCGGCGGTCGTAGGACTGCCTTGTTGATTGACGAGTTCGCTGCTTTCGATCAGGGGGGTTGGGATGTCCTGAGCGCGACGGCTGACAACACGAACACCCGCCTGTTCAACTCGACCCCCAACGGGACGGGCAATGCGTTCTTTGCCCAGTTGGAGGGAGGGACCCCGAGGCTGCGTATGCACTGGTCTGCCCACCCCGAGAAGGGTGCTGGCCTGTACCGCCCGTCACGCACCGGTGGCGTTGAGATCATCGACAAGGACTTCATCTACCCTGCCGACTTCAAGTTCCTCGGTGAGGTCCCCAGCGGCGAGGAGGGGTACCGTTCCCCTTGGTACGACAGGGAGTGCATCCGCCGTAGTCACGCGGTTGAGATAGCGACCCAGTTGGACATCGACTATCAGGGAAGTGCGTACCCCTTCTTTGACCCCCAGACCATGAGGGACCTCAAGCTGGAGTTTTGCAGGGAGCCTGACCATGTAGGCCACTTGAGAGTTCTTGATGGGTACGAACCCGAGTATATTGAGGATGACAAGGGGGACTTGAGGATATGGTGCGAGCTTGATGAAGACGGCTTTCCTCCGAGCGACCGCGACTACGTTGTTGGTTGCGATGTGTCTCAGGGTACTGGTGCGAGCGATTCTGCTATGTCAGTGGGGGATCGTTTATCGGGGGAAAAGGTCGCAGAGCTTTGTTCTAATCAGATCAGCGCGAATAAGTTTGCGGAGTTGGCTGTTGCGTTGTGTCGCATGTTTGGAGGCAACGGCAGCAGAGGTGCTTACCTTATCTGGGAGGCCACAGGGCCGGGCCGAACCTTTGGAAGGACGGTAGTGGACGACTGCCGGTACTCGAACATATACTACAAGACTGATGAGACTAGCCTCAGGAGGAAGCAGACCGATAGGCCGGGCTGGTTCAGCAGTTCAGAGGCAAAGAAGGACTTACTGACCAACTACAGGGACTCGCTTGTTTCTAGGGAGTTCCTCAACCCATCCTCCAAGGCGATCAGTCAGGCCTTGGAGTTTATTTACACCGCCAATGGTCGCATAGAGCATGGTGGTGCGTTGAACACAATCGACCCGTCTGACTCCGGTGACAACCATGGCGACGTTGTTATTGCCGACGCCCTTTGCAGCAAGGTTGTGCGTGAGCGGAAGCAGAAGACGCTGGGTCGCCATGCGGCCCCGCCACCGACCATGTCGTTTCAGTGGCGTCGTGACCAGCGGAAGTACGAAGAAGCAATGTCAATGGATGAGTGGGACTGATGAATCCTAATAACTCCAAGCACATGTCTCGTCTTCACAACGCAATCGAGGCGTCGCGCCGGAAGCTGGAGCCATTCAGACGCAGACACAGGGAATCCATCGAGCAGTACGTTGGTGTGTACTACTCGGACGACGGCGTGTCGAAGCCTGTCCACGTCAACCTGATGGAGTTGGCCTCGAACATCTACCAGCAGAACTTGGTCTCCCGCCCTCCTAGGGTCTCGATTTTCTGTCAGAACCCCAAGTTCCGGTCACAGGCCGCGAAGCTTGAGGTTGTGATGAACCAGAAGCTGACCGACTACAAGCTCCACCAAGCGTTGCAGCGTTCGGTGAGGTCGGCCCTGTTCAGCATGGGGATCGTGAAGGTCGGCCTCCAGTCCATGGGTGACTACTCGGTGGACGGCTACGAGTTCAGCAAGACCGAGCCTTTCGTGGAGTCGATCCTGTTGGACGACTGGGTCCACGACATGACGGCCCGTGTCCCCGAGGAGGTTGGTTACGAGGGGCACCGATACCGGATACTGCGCAGCGAGGCTGTCGAGGACCAGTCGTTCCGCAAGAATGTCCGCGAGAAGCTGCGGAGTGCCGAGTACTCGAACTTCAACGAGTCGGGTGACGAGCGTCTCCACACCCTGTCGCAGGGGTGGTCGTCTGCCGACGAGGAGATGGACCCCCGCATCGAGTTGTGGGAGGTCTTCCTCAAGAAGGAAAAACTTCTCATCACCATGATCCCGAACGACTCCGGCCCGCCCCTCAGGGTTGTCGATTGGGACGGACCCGAGGACGGCCCCTTCCACAAGCTGTTCTTCAATGAAGTGGACGGCCAGTCGATGCCGCTGGCACCGGCCATGCTGTGGCAGGGCTTACACCGCATCGTCAACGGCCTGTACCGGAAGCTGGACCGTCAGGCCCAGCGGGTCAAGCACATCGGGGTCACCCGAGGCGAGGACACCGAGGACGCCGAGCGGATCCGCATGGCGAACGACGGTGAGATTGTTGCCGTGGACAACCCTGACGCCGTTCAAGCCAAGAGCTTCGGTGGCGTGGATCAGAGCAACTTCGCCTTCATGCTTCAGTCCAAGGAGATGTTCTCTTGGCTGAACGGGAACTTGGACGCACTGGGTGGCCTTGGACCTCAGGCTGAAACGCTGGGTCAGGACCAGTTGTTGCACGCTTCGGCCAACCAGCGGATGTCTGGCATGCAGGACAGGGTGTACCTGTTCACGAAGAAGGTGTTGCAGGATTTCGGATCCTACCTCTGGGAAAACCCGACCGAGACATACGACGCCGAGGTGGAGGTTGGCGGCGGGATGGACCCCCTTAGGTCCCCGCTCACCCCCGAGGACCGGCGCGGTGCCGATTACTACAACTACGAGATAAACGTAGAGCCGCACTCGATGCAGTACCGGTCCCCTGCTCAGCGTCTCCAGCAGCTGAACCAGTTGGTGACTGGAGTGTTCATGCCCGCCAT